CAATGCCGATTGCAGACGCAACCAACGTAGTCCGAATTGCAGTGGCCAAAACCCTCACGCCAACAGCAGCTTGACGCATGCCCATCCCAGCCTGCACCGCAGCAGTACGCATCGCTGTCATCCCTTGGGCTCCAGACGCTGTCTGGGCAATGAATACGCGGAAGACTTGGTTATACCGAATGATGTTCCGAATGAGAGGAATAATCCCAGTCACTCGAATGGCAACCAGCGTAGCCTTGAGAACTGCCCCGACAACTGCCGCTCTTGTAACGATATTGACGAACTGTTGATTTCCTAATACCAACTGCGCCAAAGGACGCAAAACCACAGAGGCGGCCTGGCCGAACTGAGCAAATGTCTGAGCACCCAACAAAATGGCGTCTTTGACACTGACAAGTTGAGGGAATAGCTCGTTGCGGAGATATTCCGCTAACTGATTGCCACCTAACGGCTCGTCAGAAAAAGCAAGCTTTACTGCTTCCCCAACAGTGTTCAATGCGCTAACAATGGGATCAACGAATTCTCCTAAGAAGGCTCCCGCAGCAGGCGCGAAGCTTTCGTAGAACGTCGTTAATGCATTGTTCAGCTTGTTAATCTGATTTTGGAACGAATTAGCAGCTTTGTCTGCACTGGGACCAAAATCTGTGTTCAACAGTTTTCCAACATTGCTGAGGACGGCGCTCATTGCCTCGCCCTTCAGGGCCCCATCCTCTAATGCTTCCAGGAACGATGCCAAGCCCTTGCTTTTGGCTTGCTCGTCCATCGAATCATCAAGGAATCCAGCGGCTCGCGCAAACAAGCTGACGGCCTGAGGGAAAACATCGCCTAGCTGACCCTTCAATTCTTCCGTCATGATTTGCCCTTTACTCGCCATCTGAGCAAGGGCATAAGTCATGCGATCCACTTGATCAGCACTCATGCCGAATGTGGAAGCTGCTGCAGATAGTCCAGTGAACACACTGTTAATCGTGCTCAAATCAATGCCAGCGGGCTGCATCGACGCATACAGCTTCACAAAGCCATCGCGAGCCGATTGGATTGGGATGTTGAAACGGGCGACCGTCTCTTCAATCAACTTCATGCTGTCAGCCATGACTGGTCCGCCACCAGTCACTGCTTCCATCTGATTGTTAAAGGCTTGTAGATTGGCAGTTGCTTTCGCAATATTGCCAGGCAGCGCTATTACTGCTGCCAATGCTTTATACGCTGTGCCGAATAGTAAAACTTGCTGTGTAGCAGTGGCAAACTCTTTGCCAATAGAAGCAATAAAGCCTGGCTTTAAGTTGTTAAAGGCGTCTCCTGCACCACGCGCAAAACCGCGACCAAACCGACCTCCGCCTCCGCCTCCTCCGCCACCTGCCCCTCCACTGCTCAATGCCAAAGCACTGCCTGTGCTCCTTGAGGGAAGTCTTCGATTGGCTTGGTTATTCTCTGCCAAGACAGCAGCGGCCCGTTCTGCAGAACGGCCATACGCTCTCACCTTTGCTGCTGCTTCCTTAGAAGCTTGTGCTAGTGAAGCAGTGCTTTCACCTGCGGCAGGTAACGCAAGCCTTCCTTTTCCATACAAACTGGGACCAGTTAGGGCACTGCTTACTCCCAAAGGGCCTGATACAGACGGGCCTTTGAAGCGTGGTCGCCCCGAACTGCTGGTAAGCATGCGCCCAGGAGCGCCCATGGCGCCCCGCGATGCTGCGCCAATTTGAGCAAAGCCGCCTTGCTGGCCGAAACCTCTCACTTCTGCTTGCATGGCAATCAGCATTGCCTGCAATTGAGCAAGGATGGCGCCTTGAGCCCGCTTCAGGCCATTGCTCATTCCCAGCTCAAAGCCCTTGGCCGCTTGGCGGCCCATCCTCATCAACCTTCTCGACGGAGATCTAATCTCAAGTCGAGCCTCCATGCTGTCGATCAGCTCGACAGCAAGCTTCTCTGCCGCTGATCCGACTTGACCCTGCCCTTTCTTCAGTCCAGCAATCACTCCCTTGACTGCGTCTGCCGCTAACAGTCCCAACTGTGCGACGGCTTCAGGACGATTAACTTTTACTCCTTTCTTAAACCCTTCAATTCCTTGAGCAGCGGCCTGCTGATACAACGCTTGAATCTCGGCAGCACTAAACCCCCCCTGACCCGTGGTTCTAGAAAGCCGCTGTGTTCCGATTGGAGCGCTAGAGGCAGTCGCTTGTCGAGACTTTCTCTCCAGCCCTTCCAACTCTCTCTTGAGAGTCTTTACGTTGGATATAGCACTCTTGATCGACGTATCATTAAGATTGATGCGAAATTCGCGCCGACCAGTAATTCTGTTTAATTCTCTTTGTAGCTGCCTTCCGTCAAACTTAACTTGAATGGGCAGTTGAAAACCTGCAGCAGCTTGACTGAGCTTCGGAAGCTGGCGCTTGAAATACTGGAGATCAAGCGCAACATTTAGCCTAAGCTCGGCGGCCATTCTTCACTACGCGACCAAATATTCACTCAATAGTTTAGCGCTATTCCTCCTCTCGCATTGAAGCTGTTTTGATTTCATTTGCCAATGTGCTAATCAAACGTGCATCTAATCGTCGAGTTTTCATTAAGCGTTTCAACACTTGCAAGCTCTTCTCCGACACTCCCGTGTCTTTCTTGAGCTTGCGCGTATCAAATGGCAGGAAGTCATCAGCAGTGACGCTGGCTTTCTTGCCTGCAAGCCCCTGTACGACAACAGTGCCTAGTTTTGCAGTTGCAATGCTCTGTACGTTGTATTTAGTGATGTCATGTTTCTCTAAGAACTTAATAGCCGCGACAACATCGCTAACTTTCTGCTTGCCGAACTGTGCGTGATCCCAGCGAGGATCATGCAAGTCCGATGCACTAATGCGAAAATACAACTGATTCCAGTCAGTTAAGCTCTGAAGATTTCGCCTGGCTCTCTTTTCTATTCCTCTGACGCCGGAGTCTTCTTCCGGCTCGGCTGTTTTTTTCCCTCAGCCTCCTCGCCTGATTCCGCCTTCTGCTCTTCCATGACAAATTCAAGCACTTTGGCTACGAGTTGACGGCCCATGCCTTTGGTGTCATCTAGCGACCAATCTTCAACTGACTGCCACTCACCATCAACCAAGCCTTCGCCACGAGTACGAATGAAAGTAGTCACGAGCTTGGCATTGCCAAGCTCTGCGGAATTACCTCCAGCAAGCATGCTCAATGCATCCTCGGTGTAGTCACTCAGCAAGTCCATCTCAGACAAATCTCCCGCCCCCTGAAGGGCATTAAAAGCGTCCTCCAGGGAAATACCCTTGTCCTTTGCAATGCGCTTCGCAAGTTGCACTGCTCGAATTGTTGCTTGGCTTTGATTGCGGGAGATTTCCTCTTGCTCAATCGACTCAGCAACCAGCCAACCGCCATGCTTCTTCAAGCGTAGTGTTGGCAGTAATTCAAAGTATTCAGTTTCTTCAGACTGAAGAAGGAAGCTGTACTTGCTCATGTTTCAGGATTGCCAAATCAACATTAAAAGCTTTCACTCGATCACTTTTGGAAAAGAGACCTTCAGGAAGCTCAATAGTGAAAGAATGATTGTCGTCAGAAATTCTACAAGTGTTTTCATCCATTGCCACAGAACAAAAGATGCCCGCAGATAGCGTGCTTCCCGTACGCTTGGCATTAATCACATGGACGCGCCCGTCATCGCTTTTGAGATAGTCGAAATCATTCATCGGCTCATCTTAAGCGTGATATTCGCCTCCAGAGCGCGTTTGGTCGGGCTGCTATAGAAGAGGTAGGGAATAGCTATTTCGTCGGTCCAGGGGCGAGGCTCGATGGAATGTGGGCCCTCTCCTTCATGGACGAACCACGCATATTCTTCTCCGCTGGAATTCTTCGCATCCCAATGCCAAGAAGCCACCACTTCAGTGGCGCCTCGCCTGATTTGAAAGCTCCTCTGACCACTTCGGAACAAATCGCCTAGGTCATAAATGTCTCGCGGGCCTGGACCCACCACTCGCCCATTTTTCCTGATTGTAATGGCTGGATATGACCACTTCTCCGTCAAAAATTGCTCACTCATGTATTCATCATTCAAATCCTCGTCAGCCCATTGCTCAAAAGCACTCACAAGCTGAGCTTCAAGCTCCTGAGCGTTGACAATCGATGCTCCAACAACGAACAGCGCCATTTATGTCCACTCTGGCCGCTTGTATTGAAACACAATGTCAATGTCAGGAATAATCAAACGCGCATATTGATATTCCCTATCACTTGACGGAAACCCTGTCAAATTAGTATCGGGAAAATGGCGCAAGATCCTGTCCACCGCATCTTCCATCACTTCCGACGCCGGACTGTATTGAGACAAACGCACTTCCCAACTTTTTCGCATTTCAACCATACCCATCAACGGACGACTGGCCCTTGCTGGATATTGCTTAATTCCAACCTCCAAGCCCGTCACTTTCCAATTCTTGGGCACGCCATAACGCCCGTCAACATACACAGCAGGAATCTGCGTATTGTTTGGAAGCGTATAACTGCCGACAATGTCAGCAAGCAATGCCTCAAGCGTTTCTCTCAGTTCGATGATTGTCATATTACTAAAATAGCCCCCTTTCGGGGGCTATAGAGATGCTGAGAGAAATTAAGGTCAGGAATTAGGATCGCCGTTAATACCAGGAATGATATTGCCGGAAACAGTGGCGCGACCAACGCCAACAGCACCACGGCTCATCAGATCGAAAGTAACTTCAACCAGATTGTCAGCAGGGTAGCTTTCGCTGTAATTCATGACAGTAGCGGCAAAACAAGTTACGTCATAAGTGGTGCCGCCATTGTGCTTGTAAATTTCGGTGTAAAGCTCGAAATCACGATCATTACGACCACGAAGCACAATGTCCATAGCCTCGTCGTAGCCCGTATCGTCAATACCGCCAGCATCGAGATCTTTCTGGAAGTAAGACGTAACAGAAGCTTGAGCGCGAGTGGTCACTTTGACGCTATCAGCAAAACCGCCATTACCCAGCAGGTAGTATTCCTGTTCGCCATCATTAATGGACACAGAAGCGTTCGTCACGCCTCCCAGGAAATACATGCTGGTGGGAACGCCAGAAGAAGGAAGCGTCAATGCGCCAGCAGAAGCTGGAGTGATTGTTGGGCGAGTAGCGCCGGACAGAGCACCAACACGAATGATGGTGTCCTGACTCTTGATGATTTGGGTGGGATGTTGGATGGCCATTGAAACAATGCAAAGAGACTAAATCAACGATTCAGGACACTACCTGCTCCAACAACTCTAAAGTAGCCGTGAATGGGAGTGCCTAGAAACTGCCGATAATGTTCAGTCATTTCAGTTGTAGGAAGCAGTTCAAAACGTCCTTCCTGGCCTTCGATTGTGGCGGCAGCCACATCTCCGGCAGCGACTCCTGAAATGGCAAGTGGACTGACAAGACGACCTTTCATGTAAATGGCACTCTCATCAGCCCCGATCCGCTGTTCGTACTGAGGATCCCTGCTCTGCTTCAATGTGGCGTAATAAGTTGCATCCGAAGTGGCTGCAACGTAATTACCAGTGGCCGAATCAACCGCATAACCGCTCGCCACAGGGAATACCAACGTGGCATTTGCTAGTGGTGGCGTAGGGTTGGTCATCAAACAACAAAGCCAATCATTGAAGCATTGGAGGCGCTATCAGAAAGTCGCTTAAACTCTTGGCCATACAGTGTGGCGTCAAGTCCTTTGCCGTAAACTTTGCCGTCAGTTGCGCCGATCATGATGCCCATTTGAGCAAGCTGAATGGCGATAATGTGAGCGGCAAGAAATCGGACTGCACGATCTGTTTGATCACCAAAAATGTCATCAGACACATCGGCAGTAGCGCTTTCGATGGCCCCATTAACAATCCCCGATGGATGGGGACTGAATTCAGGGAATCGCTCCAGAAATCCCGCGTAGGTGACTGTCATGCCTTACCCGTCCGAATTGCTTCAAGACGACGACTAATAGCATTACGAACCCTCACGCGCCCTTCAATTTTCTTCCAGTCTGCAAGCTTCTCTTCATCGTGAAGCAATTCGATGGCTTGAATGGCTTGGCTAAGCGGAAGCTGACTAAGGCTTTCGACTGATTGAGGAATGGTTTCAACTTCCACTCGCTCTTTCATTTCTTCGATGGCCCCGATGTTCAGCAGCGCCTTAACCGTAGGGTTCGTCTTGGCTACCTCCCATTGTTCGTCAGGAATTTCCTGATTAAGGCCGGGAGTGAGACTGATCAGCCCCTTGTCGGTGATAATTCCGAAACCAGCCTCGCGAGGCGGATTTTCAAGTTCAGGGCGGTAAGCAATGAGCATTGTTGAATTACAAATTCAGCAATTAAAGCTTAACCGCCCATTCCTTAATTAGCTCAAGGAGCCTGAACGTACTTGACGCTCTTGGGATAGTAGAGAGCAACGCCACCCACGCGAGCGTGAGCAGGAACGATGAACTCAAGTCCACGCTGCTGAGGCGGGAACAGCTCCAGAGGCTGAGGGATGTGGAGTTGGATCTTCTGAGGATCGCGCTTGTAAACCACCATACGGTTCTTGCTGAGGCTGCTGTTAGCAGCGGCAAGCTGGTTGATGGGCTCCACATTGCGGATGAAAGGATTGGTCCGCAGGAAGTACTCCAGCACAGTCACGTCCGAGCTATCGGAGTTACGAGTGGTGGAAACAATGTTGTAATCCTCGTAAGGCATGAGGATCGTGTCGGGCTGCTCCTTCATGTTGGAACCGCTGATGATGGCGCTAACGCCTTGGTTCAGGATTTCCAGCATTTCCTGTGCAGTGACAGCGGAAGTGGAGAACCACTTGTTAGCGCTGATCACGTCAACAGTTGCATTGTTGAAGAAACCGGCCAGGTTCACGGAACCTTCACCAAACATGGCAACGCTCTCAACCTTCTCTTCATAAGCACGACGCACGGCAGAAGCGCGGCGTTGCTCCAGAGAAAGATTGGCCATCTGAGCGGCACGAAGTTCCTGCACGGTGTAACCGAAAGAACCACCGAAAGAGCGAATGTTGATGCTCTTCTCGGTCTGGCTCACATCAGCACGCGGCAGATCATCGGCAGCGTCAGAAATGAGCTTGAAGTCACCAGTGGCATCCATGATGCGGTAGGTGAAAGTCTGCGCTCCAGGACCAGCCTCGGCGGTCACAGGCAGAATGGTGGGGTATTTGATGTCGGCATATTCGACTTCAAACACTTGAGGACGGATGTACTCGAGCTGGCGATCAAGAAAGAGGCCAGCATCATCAAGACGAAATTCGCTCATTGGGGGCCTCCTATCAGGTGTCAGCGGTGAGAGAGAAGTCGGGGCCATTCAGCTCCAGCAGGGCAATGCCAGCAGCAGAAGTTTTGGACACCCAACGTGCGCCGCCCAGAACGGCAGTTTTGCCAGAAGCGGCAGTAGCGGCGAAACGACCAGCGAAAGAGCCAGCGGTGACGCCAGTGTCAGCAGCGTGATACACGCGAACAGCATCGGTCAGATCGACAGCTTCCACGCAATACACAGCAACAACACCCTTAGAGAGGATGTTGACAGCCTGGTCATCCTTCACGCCGGGACGGCTGTTGGAATCAGTGGCGGTCTCGTCCACATAGGTGAGAGCAATAACGCCAGCAACGGTGTCGCCGGTAGCAGCAATGGTCTTAACAGAGTTGCCAACAGAACCAGCAGTGTTCACAACACCCAGACCGCCATAAGCCAGAACGGCGCCGGTCTCGTTAACAAAAGTAGAAACGCTGTTGTCAGCAATGTCAGCAAACTGGCCTTCCAGGGCAGCGGTCAGTTCCAGGGCGTAGCTGGATTGAACGCCACCAGCAGAGCCAGCGCTAGTGGTGAAAGTAACGGCCATGGATTACTTAGCCTCCTTAGAGATGGAAAGGGGGGATTTCCAAGCATTCTGCAACTTCTCGATGTAAGAAGAAGGAGCAGATGCTGGAGCTGCGATGGAAGCGACAGCTTCGCGAAGTTCCTCGGTGGAATCATCACGCTTCGCCACTTCGGAAATGGTGTCAAACATTGCCAGGACGTAATCGTCGGAACGCTCGTCCAGAACAATGGAATCACCGCGAACAGCTTTGATGGCATCAACCATCACTTCGCGGTCAGATTTGCCTGCAAATGCATATTCAGCATCAAGCACAGGCTTGGCTTTTTCAACAAGAGCCAGACGCTCAGCAACGATGGAATCGATGTTGACGTTCTTAGCCTCCTCAAGATCGGCCTTGAGAGCATCAACCTGCTCTTGAAGGGCATCAGCGCGACCGTCAGAAGAATCTTCTTTCTTCTTCATGTCCTCTTCCATGGAAGCCATTTTGACTTCCATGTCTTTTGCTTCCTTCATGAGCTGGTCGTACTTCATCTTCATGTCCTCGTAGGACATCTTGGCGTCTTCGCGTTCTTTGGTGATCGCCAGAGCAACGCTCTCACTCACCTCAAACTCGGCGCCGTCGAAAACGACTTTGGCAGTCATAGTTTGAATTTCCTCTGTGGAGAAAAGGTATGGATCAGCAGCATCTTGGCGATCCAAGTGCAGCTTCACTTGTGGGCCAGCACGGCCCCGACGAACGATAGCAACATGATTACCACTGATATCCTTTTGGATGCCGTCGTAATGCTCGCCACTATCAGTTACGCCAGGTGTCGGGTCATAATTAACTCGATAACCTGCGCTCACTTCACGAACATCGCCTCGCACCACTCGATCAATAGTGTCTCGATCAGTCACCGTCATGACAGCACGAACAAAGCCGTTGTCATAAACAATTTCTGAACCAGTAAAACCAATCTGGTAGTCTTTGGTGTTCTCACTGTCCAAAAGGACAGGAGGATGTTCCATTGTGATAGCTTTGCCTGCAAATGAAGCCAAGCTTTCGGGAGACGCCACTTCCGATTCTGGACGGAATTCCTTCCGAATAGAACCGTCAGCATCGGTGTAATGCTGAATGCCGGTACGAGCAATAGTTGCCCACACCCGAAGATAACCCTCAGGCGTAAGCTCGTACTTCTCAATTGGAGAGAAGTCGTACCGACAACTTGTGGTGCTCATGACAACACTCTAATGGGAAAAATGCGAGGTATTATTATCCTTTATGCTATCAGGCATAACATTAAATGAAAACGCCAAAAGTCAAGGCCCCGGAAATGTCCTACTCCGAAGCCAGAAAACTTATTGGCTCCCGCATGCGGGAAGCTCGACTTCATTGTGGCCTTAGCCAACAAGACGTAGCAGACATTCTATTCTGCGATCAAGCAACAGTGTCGAGAATGGAACGCGGAATTGTCTCTCCAGACGCAGCACAAATCCGAACACTCAGCGGAGTATTCCAGTTAAGCGTTCTCTGGCTTATGGGCTACCCCAGTTTTGTCGTACATGCGACGACGAATTAATTTTCGTCGTCGCTGTCAGCACGAAGATCAGCAAGCTGTTCCTCAATGCCTTCCATGATGTAAGCCTTGGCCATTGCAATTGCTTCAAATAGCAAGAACTTGGTAGGCTCAAACATTTCATCGGGAGAGTCATATGCACTCAGCACATACTCATGAGTCTCCTCTAGACGCCCATTGCGGAAAACATGCTTGTGCACATATTCCCAACGAGTGGTGTTCCGATGGGCATTGCGAGACAAAATCTGACAAGCGTCAAGAACACTGATACCATCCTCTTCGTGCACAATCGTCACTCCGTCCATCATTGTTCCTTGCGGCTTTCAATCATCTTAAGACTCCGTTGAGCCCATGATCGCCCAGGATCACCGCCCCACAGTAGCCAAGCAATAAAGCCAGCATCATCCTCACCGCCGCTTTTATTCTTCTCGTGACGAGAGAAAAAAGCCACCATGCGACGAAGAGTTTTTTCGCTCACTTTGTCACCATTGGCCAAACTAGTGGCGCGAGCCACTCCACTACCAATTCCCTGCTTTCCGGCTTCTTGTGTTGTTAAACCGCCTTTGCCGTGCTTCTTCCGCAGCTCAAGGCCACGACGAGCCGCCGCCTGAACTGACTTAGGCGGGACGAAACCCTCGGTATCGTCCCTTACTTCTTTTTTCTCTTGTCCTCGGCCAGTTTCTTCAAATAGCCACGGCAACGCTTTTCGCCAGGCCCCATCATCTCGTCGATGTAACCGGCAACGTATTCGTCGCTCTTGCCTTCCTTGCTAACACCAGCTTCACTAAGCGCAATTGCCATCGCTTGACGAGGATCCTTCACCACCTCGCCGGAACTGCTTTTCAGCGTTCCGGCTTCAAACTCCCCCATCACTTTGCGAATTTTCTTCTGACGCTCAGTCATAGCTTAAGTTCAACCGTAACTTAATAAATTTTAAGTTATGCCGGCTCGACCAGGAGACAGTCAAAATCCCTCGATGCCCAAAACAAACCAAGCTGTTCCCCTGCTGTGTATTCATACAACACGCGGAATCCTTGCTCCTTCAAGAATTTTGCCAATTCAACCATTGTCAAACGCCCCTTGAAGTCAGCTAGGAATTCCGGCGTGTTTTCTTCAAACATGAAGACACCCATGCCTTTCGTTCCCACGCCATTGTGGAATTCTCCAACAATCGTTTCGATTTGATCGAGCTTGGTGCAAGTGTAGAGAGCAGGAAACTCCGCCCCCTCCGCGTCAATCTTGAGCCAATTCGCGTTGTATTTCTCAATAGCGTCATCAAGAGAAATGGAGGGAACAATTTCCCCCAAGCCTGTAACACTGCAACCACCGCCAGAATTAACGGCATCGTCGCTCGGCTCAAAACGCACCTCCACTTGTTTGTCACTTCTGGAGACAGCCGCCCGAACCACTTCAGACTTGTCACCCAGCTCTTTCAAATTAGAAACGGCCAGGTCGTAATTCTCTTGATTTGGCTCAAATGAAACAACTTTTTCAGCATTGCAGCGCAACGCTTTCAATGCAAAACATCCAATGTGACCGCCAACGTCAAGAATGCGCTTGCCAGACAAATCACCCAGCTCATATTCGTTTTGACGAACGACGAAATCAAAGATAGAAGCGTCGTAGGTGTTTTCTCGAAAATGAAAATTCATGATCACGCCTCCTTGATTTTTCGCTTGCGCTTGGGTTTGGGGGGTTCAACAAGAGTGCGATTGACCACCTGCAAGAATGCATTGCCAATCGTCTCCCAAGAATACACCTCCTCTTTCGTCATTTCATGACACCAATCGGCGACTTTCTGGAGGTCGTCCCGATGCTCGTAGTAATGATTAAGAATGTCAGCAAGACCATCGGCAGAGGGCTGACCGCGATCCAAACCATAGTTTTGATCAACCTCCCAGCTCTCCACAGGAATCCGTGGAATGCCCCTAAAAATCTCTTTCATTGACGTGTGGTCAGGCACAATTTGAGCAACACCAGCAGCGGCATGCTCAAAATTCACCAGTCCCCAACCCTCGCCAATGCAAGTGTTAACGCCCACATCAGCGCAATTGTACGCCACATTCAGCTTGTCAATCGGCAGGCAACGTGTCACGTCAAATTGACGCGAAGTCAAAATCATCTTGCCAGTAGGATCCACTCCAAAGTCTCGCGCCATACGCTTAAACAATGGAATAATGTCCCACCCTTGATCCTTCGATCCCATATGTAGCCACAGACGAGCGTCCGGCTTATCTTCCGCAAATTTCAGGAATCCACGAATCGTAATGTCAATGCGCTTGCGCGGTTGATTGCGATTGCCATTAAAAACAACAAACAAATCAGGATCGAGATTGAACTCTTCGCGGCATTCGGCTTTGTCCAGCTTGAAAAAGCTGCCTCGATCAATGCCATGCGGGATTACGTCGCAAGGCATTTCACATCCGGCCTTGCGAACTTCCTGCAATCCAAACTGCGTATAGGTGCCCATTCCATCCCATTCCTGGCAGCTCTCGAAAACCTTAGGGAAGAAGCCATAACTGTCCACAGGAAAATATCCATACCACTTAAAGCCCAGCTCTTCACGCAAGCCCTTCGCTCGCTCCCAGAGATTATTCAGAATCCAGATGTCATTGACAGCCAGAACCATGTCAGGCTTTTCTTTTTGCAAAACCTCTGCAATGCGATGCGACCCATACGGATCGTGCCCTCCAGACATTGCCGGGTAAAGCCGAAAGGGGAGATCATGAGGATCTCCCCAGTAGTTAACCGCCAAAACCACCACTTCATGCTCTTTCGCGAGCATTGGCAAGATGTTTTCGGCTACGCGCCCAAAACCAGTTTGGACGGCACAGTCTCCGCAATAAAGAATTTTGGCCATGAAATGCTGTCGTTCGGCGTCATGTTAATAGCCAAATCACACAACGACACTAAGACCAGCCCCTCTCTTGTATTCCACCGAACATTTGCAATTGCTACGACATTCGCATCGCTGCCCCGGAAGCGGCAAACTTCCAATAGGCACCAGCCCCCTTGCCGCATATCGAATGCAATCGTCACAGTGAGCGGCCTGCGAATCCAGGCGGCGCCTCATCATTGAGTAGCCCTGTTTCGCTTGCCGAACCGAGGCTCCCTCCCAGTAACTGCTACGAACAGACTCAGCATATAGCTGGATACGAGCAAGAGCCATGGGAGCAGAAACGCGGCCAGCCAAAATATCACCAGCAAAACCTTGCAAATAACGATATTCCGCACGAAGCGCCTGACCGATTCGGCCATACTCTGCGGCACCCATACCAGCACGGCCACCATGACCAAGGATATTCGCTTGGATATGAGAGCCCTTGATGGCTTCTCTGACACTTCCCTGCCATTGATCAAGAGTGATATTGCCATCAATCAGCATCCGTGTGAAACGTCGTAAATCTTTGCCAAGTTTCGCGATGCGCCCATCGATAAGAGCTGCAACTGCTTTTTCGCTCATGAATTGCCCGGAGGGGCGCCTATAGCGCCCCGCTCGTGGATCGTAAGTCCACTCAGCATCCATGCGCGGCCATGGGTCACTTAGTGGGCTCAGCATCTTCCGCCTCCAGAATGTCCTTGAAACGCTCCGGCGCTTCTTCCTTCCATTGGGTCAATGCAGCTCTAATGTCTTCTTCAGTGACAACAGACGCTTCGTCGATGTCAGAAAGAATCAAACCCTCCGCCTTGATTGGCTCGATTGCATCCTCCTTCTTCTCTTCAAGAATTGCCTCATGAAGCTTCTGGAACGTCTCGTGCGTCGAGCATGGCATGAAAACGGGACCATCATCTGTCTCGTGGACGTGATAACCGTCACAGCCCATTTTTTCGGCTTCTACCTCGGCCTCCTCTTGGGTTGCATAAGCGTGCGCTGCAGGATCCTTGGCATCCACCTTGCTGCTGACCATCTTGGCCTTGCCCTTGCGATTGGCATCGGGATCTTTGCGACGTTTGCGAGCAACAATCGTCTTGCGAGCCTCTTTTGACATGCCTTCGGCTTTCGCTTTAGGCAAACACTTCGGCTTGCCTTCCTTCTCTTCACGAGCCCCACATGGCCCAATGATTTCACCATTCGCGCCAATCCTCACCCACTCTTCCTTGAACCATTTCTCAAGATCATCAGCATGCACCTCGCCTTCATCGTTCTTGAAGGCACCAGATAAAGAGCCATGCTTCTTTTTGTATGCCGCCTTGTAGTGCTGCACCACATAGCCGCTGGCATAAGCTGATGGCCACACCTTGAATTTGCTCTTAGCAGCAGCAACTGCTGCACTATGCAAGCTTTTGTCAGCAAATTTCACATCGCCACGAACATGCTCAAGATCGCCAGGAAGATAAAGGCCAGCGGCGTCCATCGTGTCCTGATCAGGCGATGCATCTCTGGAACCATCCATTGGCAATGTGCCATTCGCTTGATCAAGGGGGTCGCGACCACCGGCAGGCACCTCTCCTTTCTCAGCCTTCTCTGGCAGTTCTCGGCGAATTGAACGGTCAATCGTCGTCTCAATGCTGTATTCGCTCTTTCCAAACCGCGAATCCGCCACTTCCTGTGGTGTCAGCACTCCCACTTGAATGTATCTGGCGTCCACAGCCGCCACGCGAGCCCGCACATCAGCAAGCTCACGTTCGTTCATTTCAAATAATGGCTTCCAGCTAATTCGCCAGTTTTCTGGCAATTGGCCATTGGTTGGGCCGTTTTTACTCAGCATTAAATAGGTCATCAGCTTTTGAAGCTGACGACGCATATGCGTTTCTTGATAATGGTGACAAGTTTTAGCGAAATCGCGCTCTTCACTACGACCTGTGGCGCCCAAGCCAGACGGAGACTGACCAAACAACAATGTATGAGGAATGCCAGAAGCACCAATCACGTCAATTCGTAGCTTTTCGAGGACTTCCGGCACTCCACCAAACTGACGCCCAATAAACTCAAGCTCTTCTTTTTCAGCATCAATCGCGTAGCCGCGATAGATGCTCTTGCTCATATCGTTCAATTCAAGGCGGTTCCTCACTTGGCTTTCCTTACCAGCCGCCAGCATCGAGGCCAAACCTCGCACTTTATGCACGAAAATATCAAACTCTGTCAATAAAGAGGCGATGCTGCTGGTGCCTGTGTAGTAGTGCTTAAAGCTCTCATACACACTTTGCAACACCGACATCCCCCACCCGTAATTCTTCTGACGCACCCGATAAGGCAACCAAATACCATCAAATCTCAAAATGCGATCTTTGTGAATACGAACGAGATTCGGCTGCTGGATCAAATCACCAGAAATAATCTGGTAGTACGTTGATTTTGAATAGTCATACAGACTCTCTTCACTAATAATTGGTGCAATCTGATGTCTGTCAAGGCATTCCATGCCCTCCACCGAACGAATGTTGTTCCTGTCAACCGGCATGTAGGCGGGACGACCGTCGTCGATGTACAACACCAGCGCACTACCGCCATAAAGCCGTGAGGTTTTAGCCGCTTCGTTGAAATACTGAAGAATTTCTAAATCTTCGATGGACTGCTCGACGCCAGAAAGCGTCTGAGCATTGACGCCCTCCCCTCCAAACAGAATCTCAAAACCTTCCCTTGTGCATTCATTGGCCACAAGGTCCACAATGCGACGAGTGAGCCAGTGGGAATAAAGCCCCTCCAACTCCTCTTTATTCATGAAGGTGACGGCTTGAACCGTCGTCCTCGTCGTCTTGTCTCGACTGGTGCCCATACCAGTGAAGACATTCTGCAGACCGTCAATTCGCACGTCCGATTGACCGTTATGGCCAAGATTGACAACGCCGCCGCTTTCCGTGATATCTGCCATTTTTGTTTTGTGGCTTATTGACACATTCTACGAAGTGGCTACGCTAAAACGGATGCACACTATGCACAACATGGGCCTGGAGTGGACGCTCACTGCTGACGAGAAAGACGCCATTCGCGCCGAAGCGCGACGGCGTCAATCAATCAATGAAGCTAAGGGGCTCCGAGGGCGAAACAATGGCCCTGAGAGAGGCGAAGAGGCTCTGCGGGTGCACACCCTCGGAGCTGGTGGAGAAATGGCCGTAGCGAGCTTCCTGGGCATGAAAGACAAAGTATTTAGCGATGTAGTGGCAAAACGTGGGTCGTGCGATCTCCCCCCAGACATCGACGTAAAAACCAGGGCCAAGCATTACTACGACTTGATCTGTCAATTAGATGAAACCCCTGACAAAACGCTTGTGCTTGTCACCGTCCAAAACAAACAAGTGATCCTGCACGGTTGGGCAAAAGCCTATGAGGCGATGCAGGAACAATGGAAGCGAGAATATGTAAAGGGAAGAGCTTGTTACTTTCTACCGAAAGAGAATCTTCGCCCTATACAATCTCTCAAACGGTATGTAGACAATGCTCTCTTGTTCTGATTTTGCTAAACATGCCCTGAAGCTTGAGCTATATCCCAGGCAAGCTGAGATTCTCGATAGTTTTTTCGCGGGAAAATACACTCAAGCAACATGGGCGCTGGGACGACGTTCTGGCAAAACCTTGATGGCAGCAGTGGCCTGTGTCTACATTTGTTTTGTCCTGGAAGATAATTTCAAGAAACGAGTGAGGAAAGGAGAAAAATGGTACGTCCTCACCGTCGCCAACAGTCAAGATCAGAGCCGAATTGCTCTCAACAACATTCGCCAGTTAATCCTCGATAGTCCATTTGCTCAAGAGATTTCCCGCGAAACCGCCGATCAATTGGAAATTTCTAATGGCTGTGTTTTCAAAGCTATTCCCACTTCAGGACGAGCGGCTCGTGGTTTAGCTTGTTGTGCTTGCGTGTTTGACGAGCTTGCTTTTGCAGTGGATGGCGATGCGAACAGCGGCGGCAAGGGCATTTATGACGCACTATCACCAGCAGTGGCGCAGTTCGGTGGCCATGGCAAAATCCTCGAACTCTCGTCGCCATGGCTAACTGACGGCCTGTTTTATCAGCATTTCAAGGAAGCCGCCTCTGGCCGATTCCCCTACCTGCAAGCCGTAAACCTCCCAACGTGGGAGATGAATCCAACAATCAGCAAAGAATTTCTTGACATGGAACGCGAGCGCGATCCAGAGAAATTCAAGGTTGAATATGGTGCTCAATTTGCTACCAACCTCTCCGCTCTAATCTCAAGCGATGTGGTCGATGCATGTGTGGATGACAAACGACACGCCCTACCTCCCAACCCGTCGCATCAAGGGAGCTACGTCCTGGCCCTTGACCCCGCTCGCGGCGGTGTTGGTCGAGATAATTACACGGCATGCATTGTGCATTTTGAAGGTGGCACCCTAGTGGTGGACAAGTTCCACACGTTTGCCGCAGATTTTGAAATCAATGGCAGGAAAGAAGTGAATATCAATGCAGTGGAAGATTGGATTAAAGAGCAACACAAGCTTTATGTGTTTGACACAATTGTCATGGACCAATACAACAGCGCCGGCACAATCCAGGCGCTAGCTGGTGAGTTGCCCATCGAGGAGCTGACTTGGACCGTCAGTTCAAAAGTTAAGGCATTCTCGAAAATGCGAGAACTTTTCAATGCAGGATTGATCAATATTTACAACCACGAAAAGGCGCTAAATGAAATCAAAAACTTAACAGTTGTCTATAAAGCCGGTGGGCAATGGTCCGTAAGCGGCGGCAAGCAAACTGGAATTGACGACCATGCATTTGCCATGGCAGCAGCAATTTTTGCCGCTAATAAAGAGGATGATGTGAACTGGCTGGAACAATTCCTCTAGGATTGTGCTGAATTGTAATCAATCATGATTCCGTGGCAAACATTCAGCTCACTTACCAGGAAGCGAAATTTCTCGTCGCATTGCTGAAAGTCAACAATCAAACGGCTTTACAGCTTTTGAACGCAGAACATTTGTACAAACCAAGTTTGCTGCCGAAACTGCAGAAACTTGAGCATTCCCTCAAAAAGACAATTCTGGATAATCAGGGCTCCCTATCCTGAAAGGCAGGCACCTATTCCCCATGGATAACCAGCTCCTGCAGGCTCTGTTTCAGAAAGTAGTGTTCTCCGCCGACCGCTACACCGACACTTTGTCAGTGTTTGGCGAGGATGCTCCACAATCTCGGCGAGCATATGACCGTTATGTCGCCTGCTTTGATTTGTGGAAACGCGAAAGGCATTGGGAAGAATTCTGCGCCATGGAAGGTCCATGGGCGCCCGAATGTCGCATGTACGAATGCTGATTTGAGCCATGGTCTACATTCGCTATCGCCTTAATGGTCAGCACTACGAGCGTTGGGTGTCGGTGGGCGATGCGAGGAAAGTGAAAAATGAAATCGAAGCGCAAGGTGGCATCATCTACTGGAGTGAACGGAAATAAGGTATAGTTTCAAGGCATTCGCGATGCCCTTTCGGGACGCCGGGAGGTTCAGGAAGTTATCAGGGACTTCCTATACATAGCTGAGGGAGGATTGAAGGCCCTCTCTTCAGACCAGCCGATGGCAAAAACAGTGGGGGGTCCGCCGCACGGACGTTATGGAACTATCGCGTTCCGCCCCTGCTGCTTTTAATGTCGCCATTTATACTGAAGATACGTTCGGCCTGGAGACGGGCTGCATTTTCTTCCAGACATGGAACGGGGTCTGGCTTTTCTCGGAGAATAACAATGAACGTCCTCGCTTTGATTAAGGCGAAGCTTGAGAAAGCTCAGCGCCTGCAGCAAGCTCAAATGGCAATGCTGGTGTATCGCGGAGTTCCCTACGTTAAGATTGGTTGAACGCGCCATTCACCAAGGCATTGCATTTACTTGCAATTCATAGCTACATGGCGCCATGAAAAAAAAGGACGGGGCACCACCCCCGTCCCTAAAACCGACCTCATCAGTGGCAGGGTTCGCGGCCCTGCTTTTTAATGGTAAGCGTAAATACTCAACAAGACAAGCGTCTGTTAGCAGACTAAGAAAAAGCCCCCTTTAGGGGGGCTTGTCTTCCGTAAACCGTCCCCTCGGAGGGGAATAAACAGTTTAAACCTTGCCGTAAGAAGGCAGCGACGTATTGGGAGCCTCGAAAAAAGCTGGCATCCTGCTGCGTTGCGTATCAGCAAGTTCTTCGGCCTTCCCACGAGTAAAAAGATTGTCGCTCTGACGTAGCCAAAAGTCCTTGTCAAGCCATTTGTTCTCGGACTGCCCAAGCCCATCAAAAATCCACAATGCTGTGGCACGACGCAGCTTGTTCAGAGACTGTCCCGCAGTTTCACCAAGCTCGCGTGCGACCAAGGAGTGGATTCCGACATGGCTAATCTCATCACGGCTAATGTCCGCACTGACCGTGCGAATACCCACATCGCCATTGAAACGGAAGAATGGGAGGATGACGAAGAAGATGGAACGCTCAAGAACTGATGCCTTCAAAATTGGATGGGCTGGGTGCTCAAGCCATGCTTTCAAGATGTTCTGAGCTTCTTTTTCTGCTTTTTCGTCTGTGCCATGGGCAGCAGCAATGTAATTAAGAGCCTCATCATGACGCTCTTCATCTTTCTGATTGTGAATCAAAGCCTCAACCACTCCAGGAGTGGAAGGCAAATCTTTTTCCAGACCCTGCTGGAGGAACTCCCTTACGGGGAGTTCCAAATGACGCAGGGCCAATGCACGAAATAAAGTGGATTCACTTCCATCGACCAGTTTGCCCTGGTCAACGGGAACTGCCTGCCAAGGGCGCTTCTTGGCAAGCATGTTGAGATAGGGAGACTTGACGGTCATTAATTCAATGCGAAGGGAACATAAATCATTCCGCACATGCAGCGCAGAATCCCGCCTCGATATCACAAGACGACGAAGTAGCCTCTTCCGAACCTGACTCATCGTCAAGTCCAAAAAGGCCCTTGAAATCGTCATCCAACGCCGCGTAGGCGTCATCCTTTCGCTGTGTATCAGGCAAAACCTGCAGCGAATAGTAGAGGCTTGTCTGAGGACACTCTAGCCAATCCCTCAAAAAGTCATGGTCATAAGTGACAACATCTGACCATGAATTGAACGAATAACCATGAAATAATCCCGTGGATTGATACAAACGAACAATGCCATCAGCCACACGTTTGTAATTCTCCCACCCAACATCTGCAGCAGTTTCTACATTGCCATAGTCGAAAGTTTCCACGCCAAATGTACCGCTATCGCGATCCACATGACGCCCAATGGGAGGAGCAATTTCAGGAGTTGTGGTAAAGCCATTTACATCTTGATAGCGATAGGAACACGATGCAGTGGGGGCAATGGCAAAAGCACGCACCATTGCATGCTCGCGGGCCACATGAGCGGCACGATGGATGCCGTCATGTAGTGCTTCGACGATTTTGCCAGGAATGGTTTCGTCCCATCGAGCCCATTCACTAGGTGCATCGAAAAATGCTTCCAATGCAAGGCCGAAGTCTTTATAGGAAATGCCATTGTTGGCCAAGAAATTAGCCAGCCCCAGAATACCAAGGCCCACCTGCCTGTCAATAACTGCAGGAAGATATTCGCCAGTGTCGCCAACGCCAGTGCGGGCATGAAGAGCGCACAGCTCTTCCATGCCCTCTGCAAAAACGTCTTGAAGGTCTTCAATGGTGCAGGCGCCGAGATTGACGTGCTGCAGCAAACAAGTGCCACGATGCGGGAGATACACTTCCAGGCAGACGTTCGGCAAGATGCGCTCGCCATTGTCGTCCCAACGCATTTTGTTCAGCCAAATGTCACCACGGCTGATCCCGAGCAACGTAGCCTCGACTAGCTCTTGAGAAGCGTTCTCAAGAAACTTCTCGTCCACGTTGAGGCAGCGCTTCACCCATGGCAAATCCTCACGCTTCGCCTGCACAAATTCCAATGCATCTTCATGCTGGTAGTCGAGGTGCAGCACAATTGCACCATTCTTATACCGACCACCACGCCTCAAGATTTCATTAAGAACACTATAAATTTTGCCAAAACTATTAGGACCACTAGCCACTAGCCCCTTTCCGTTCTCCGCGCCCTTCGGACGCAAGTGGGACAGATGGACTGCCACGCCAGCGCCATTTCGCAAGCCATGACTCACAAAACGCCACGACGCTTCAATTCCCTCATCCCCTTCCATTGAATCTTCCACCTGGAAGACCGTGCAGCTCACAGGCAGGCGTCCAGACGGGTCATCCATCCAGCTTTGGACACGCCCGGTTCGGGCAAGCTTTTCTTTCATTAGTTCAAAAATGGTTGAGACAATAGAGCCGCCCCTTGAGAGGGCGGCTCGTTCATGGTCACGCTAGCCCGAATTGCCAATGCTCAGGTGAAGATTTCCTTAATCACACAGCATTTCTGGGTCGTCAATGGCCTGTTTGTCCTTTACGAACAAAGCGGCCTCGTCCCAGTCTCGGAAATAGTGCGGCTTCCCATCGTAGGCAACAAACCACTTGTATTCAGGACGACTATGGACAGGCCAAATCTTGATAGAGCCCACCATGCGAGGCGATGGTAAATCGTTCCACATGGCTCGGTCTTGTTATTGGTCTCTTCAGGCTAAAGAGAGAATCGATGCAGGGAATGTAGTTAATGATTCATTCTGATTTTGGCGTTGAGGCGTTCCAACTCCTTCAAGCCGAAAATCGTGACAAGCAAGCCCCTGTGACGGTGATAGTTGACCATGTCTCTTTGAGCCAGCATTGAAAGTTCGTTACGAATGGTTTTAATTGCAAAACGCCCGTCGTTGGCCGGGTGGTCAAAAATGCTACGAGCCGTCACTTTTTCGCAATGCTCCATGCAGTCTGCCAGGAGCCACAGCAAATAGTGCCGACAAGTTTTAATGCCATTTGCGAGACGCCTCGGGGCATGGTGCTGGCTTTGTGGGTGGAGAATTGGCGCCATGCCAATTCGAGCACCCACTACTGATGCTTCGGCTTTGTGAGTGTGCTCGTCATCCTCTCTTTGTAGAAATTCAATAATTGCGGGAGAAAGATGGAACCATTCGCCGGAAATGCGATGTGCCGCGAATTTTTCATGCAGCATGCTCTCCAATGCAAGAGCGTCTGAAGCCCATAACACTTTACGAACCATCAAGCGATGAGCATTGGCCACGCACAATTCACTGAGACGCTTCCGTAGGGAGCGAGAAAAACCAATCTTGACCACATCGAGGTCATTTTCCCAGGAAACGAAATAGATGAGCCCCTTCCCACTGTTTTTCATGGCGAATCCTTAAGATTTTGTTAAATGGTCCCGAATCTTCTCAATTTTAGTCCGTTTTCGCCGTTTCGGGACATCGGGACACTTGACATTCACGTTATGCTATACGCATGGCGCAGCGGCTGGCTGTTGCGACCGGTAGCAAGATCGCTCTTCTGGAACGCGCTCTCTCGAGGAAGCGAGGGGAGCCGCCCCGAAGCGGCGTACCGAGCGCTTACATCGCTTGGACGGGCTGGCAAATGTCCGACAATGCAAGGGGATGGTGTGCCCAGCGGCAAATAGACAAGAAAATAGAAAATAACAATGCAGGAATGTCTCATTAAGGGCAATCGGCAGAGGAGCGGCTTTTGGGCCGCTCCCTGCCTTCCCGAATGACAATGCAAGGGGAATAAGTGAGTTGTCTCGGAAATCTAAAGAAATGGTGAATAAAGCTTGAAATAGGCCATGTTCTATGCCTGGCCCATAAACGCTCCTTATATTTATGCCACAGGCAATTCAGTCTTGCATCTGGTTCGCTCCAGATTCAGAAAAGCATTGCCTCGCTAAGACTTCTGCTTTTTTTCTCATGGTTTCCCAACTATGGGCTGCTGATTTCGGCAGCCTCATGTGGCACGTCTATTGCCACAACACAGGACAATTCTTCTCATTCACTCCCGAAGAATTCTTGCGTCTCAATAAATGGCTCCCGGCAGGAAGCCGCCTCATTATCGAGGCGGCTCATGCCGGCACGCCACGAAGCGATTACAGCCTCGCACAAGTTTATGACGCACAAACTTTGCTCAAGCTTTACGAGGACCTTGACAATCACAATTGCACATTAGAACTGTTCCCTCAAGGGCTCACTCCCAAAGCTCGTGCCTCATACGACTACAAGGACAAAACTGATCAAAATGATCTTGTTGCAATGTGCTTGTACGTTGTAGACCATCCTGAAATGAGCATGAAAAAGCCGCCCAAGACGTTCATCACTGAACGTCGCAGGGAGGCTGGTTGGACGTTCAAAAAAGAAAACGATGGCATCCTGAATGTTGCTCGTCGTTTTGGCTACAAAAAAGCAGGCGACTTCACTGCTGAATACATTCAATCTCGCATGGAAGCCCTCGCCTCTCGGCTGTCGCCAGAGGCTCGTGCCATCATGATGCTGGATGACTCCCAACGGAACTCTCGCACTAAAACTTTTAAGAAAACTGGCGAGGGTGCTCGCATCTCGCGCCTTTACACGCTCACGGCATTGTTTCTTCATCCAAAGGGCTATGTCCGTAAACGTCCCGACACCAATCAAATGCCCGGCGTGGAATGGTTATGGCGCTATGTCTTAAACATGAGCCCGTATCATTTCCGTGGTGGCATTGCACGGTCCAACTTAAATTGGCATGCTTTCCGTAACTACGCCATTGGAGAAATGAACACTCGCAAAGCTGGTCCTAATGGCAAAGTGCTTTCGCACTATCATTTTGATACAGAACAGCAGGAAGATTTTCGTGCATTGCGGAAAACTTTCAAGAAAGCTGTAATGGAAACCATGCAAGTGGTGCGTGACATGGTTCAAGCTGACATGAGGGAGGGTGTTCTGCAATTAGAGCGCTAATATAAGCAAGCTACGCCCCGTTTAGTTCAACAAGGCATTTGCTTGTCTTTCACTATGGCATGGGGCTAAGCAAAACTATAGGCCGCCAAATTTAACACAGCAAGGCATTTGCTTGCCTTTCAGCCTGGCATGAGGCTAAAAAGCTACGCCCCGTTTACTTGTGCATTGCATTTGCTTGCAATTTACTTACGCATGGGGCTATGCACCTCTGCATAGAGGAAAAAAGTTGTCAAAAGTTGCGCCGCTTTTCGGAGGGGTAGCCCGGAGCAGCTAGCACAAAAACGCCCCGTTACCGCGCTGTGTGTGCCAGTTTGACAAGTGTCACAAAAGGCCTTGACAAGGGTCCGTCAAGCGGTTCTGTGTCGGTTTGCTGACTGGTATAAGGTGGTTTGACAGAATGAACGCGCTATGATCCCCATTCTGGCTGAGCTAATCTCTCAGCCAGTGAGTCTGACAGCGGTGGCAGGGATGGCAGGGCATGTCATCACAGCAACCTAGGAGACTCTCAGACAAGCGAAAACCGCCGTTAGGTGGGATCCTACCGGCGGCAATGCTTCAGACAGTCTAGAGGCTCTCAGCGGCAGAGCGACGGGTTCCGCTCAGCCGCAGACAGTGACGGATGGGGATCAGTGTCCGGCTCAGGTTCAATGTCCAGTGATGCCACGGCATCCCCTGCAGGGTTTAAGTGCCAGACTGTCACGTCGGCAGGATCGCGGGCATCGACTTCTACGGTTTGGCCATCGGGCAGGGTAACAGTCAAGAATTGGCCAGCGATTAAGTGAAGTTTCATTGTCAAGAATTGGGAGAAAGTTTGCGGGAGTTGGAGAGAATCAGTCTCTTAAGTGTTTATTGTTTAATGAAACTTCAACGGAAACGTAGAGCGCATAGATCTCATCAAGCGCGTCAATTCTGGCTTGGTCGTTATCTATCAGCGCCTGAACGTTGGCGTTGGTGACAATCTCCCGCAGTGTTTTCATGGCGGAAGGTGACACCTTGCGAATGTAAGATTTAGTGAGCATGATGAAAACAATTTAGGAAAGTTTGCAAGAAAAGTGTCAAGCAAGCGCCGCGACAGTTTGCGACACTTTACGTTTGGAATTCCCGTGAGCCCTGAATGCAATGGCCACACGCTTCCCGCGCTTGTGGCACAACATGCAGTCAGTACATGTTTTGGTGTCACTGCGTTGTGCCGGGCAAACTAACACCACGTTTCCGTCGGGAGTTCTCCATTGATTGCGCGATTCTTGCGCGTCAACAACAACAACCGCAGGCAATCCTGCCTCGATTGTTTCATCTACCTGCCTCTCAGATTCGCAGCTTACGTTAACAGTGAAACCGTTACGATTGGCAAACTTTAAGAGTTGCAGATTCTCTCCTAGTTTGAGGCTGTGGTGAGTGTAAGTGTAGGCTTTCAAGTGTGAAACAGCAGCCGTTAATCTCTTCAGGAAAGTTCTAGAGATTCTGCCGCCATTGTGGAACAGATCCCCGGCCTGATTGTGGCGGAAAGGAGAACCGGCAGGGA